TCATCGCCACCCCTCCACCCGGTTCAGCTCCGAGGTGATGATCCCCTTCGCCCCGGCGAGCTGGAGTGCCCAGGTGCGGCGGAACCAGCGCCCGCTGTACGCCTCGCTCCCCTGCCGCACGTCCAGCTCGACGACCTGGTGGGCGTCGCAGCCGAGGTCGAGCACGCTCTGGACGGTCAGGCGGTGGTAGAAGCTTGATCCCTCGTCGAGCAGCCGCTCGGCCATCGCCTGGGCCTGTCCGACCGTCTCGATCTGGGAGTCCTCGACTGTCTCCCCGGAGAGCACCAGCGGGAAGGTGTCGGGGTCGTCCGGGTCGTGGAACAGCGGGTGCTCCCGATTGGTGATGATCGCCGTGTAGGAGATCGGCTCCCGGTCGGGGGAGATGTTGCGCACCGTCACCCGGTTGCGCAGCCGCCCCCACTCCGGCTCGGAGCGGATCGGCGGCACGATCCGGGCGCGGCCCTCGTGCGTCGACAGCGTCAGGGCCGGGGTCGCCTCGCCGAGGAGCTGGTAGGGCATGGTCCGGATCACGCCCTGGTCGTCGCCCCAGACGGTGTAGTAGCTCGCCTTCTCGTACAGCTCGTTGACGTGGTGGAGCGCCGTGTCGCCCGGGTTGATCGTGTAGTCCTCGGCCAGGTGGGTCGGGGTGTCGGGCAGGTTGAGCTGGGCCGGCATCAACCCGGCGCCGAGCGCCAGCTCCCGCGCCGCTGCCCCGCAGTTGGTCCCGGCCGGGATGACCACGGTGCCGGGAAAGGTCCAGTTGGCGAGCAGGATGGTCACATCCTGGGCCTCGATGGCGCCGGTGTCGCGGCCGGGGGTCAGCTCGGTGGCGGGCGGGGTGACCAGGAAGTGCCCCTTGGACCGGGTGTCGACCCAGCCCGAGCCATCGGCCAGGGTGACCTCGGGGATCAGCCAGTCCCGCCAGGGGAGCAGCCGCTCAGGGTGACTGACGGTCAGGCTGAGGCGGCGCGTGATCTGGGTGTCGGTGTTGTACTCGATCATCCCCTGGACCGGGATCTCGGAGGCGACCCGCTCCAGCCGGCGCCCGTAGCGGTCGGCCCGCCAGAGGGTCGCCGAGACCGCGAACAGCCCGCCCGGGAGCGGTCCCAGCCGCTGGTCGGTGATCGGTCCGGTGATGCTCATGTGGCTAGTTCCCCTCCGTGCCGAGCACGGCGCCGATTTCGACGGCGATCGTGGCAAAGGTCAGGCTCATCTCACCAAGCGTGAGGGCGTGGCGGTCGCTCTCGCCGCCCTGGGTCAGCATGACGATGGCGTTGCGCCCCTTGGGATCGCGGTAGGAGATCACCCGCGGCCGCAGGCGTCCCTCCTCGTCGGGCTTCGGGCCGGCCATTGCCCGGACCGCGGTCACGATCTCGCGGGCGGTGTACGACCCCAGCTCGTCGTCCATGACGACGAAGGTGCCCTCGATCACGTCGGCGTTGGTGCTCCCCTGGAAGCCGATCGGCTGATCGGTCCAGCTCGGCACGACTTCCACGTCGGTGATCCAGTCGACCCCCCGGTCCTCCCAGAAGCGGAGCGGCGCCCCGAGCGCGTCCTCGTCGAGGGTGACGATCACGGTGTCGGTCAGATTGACCCCGAGCTGCCGGACCGCCCGCACGCTCTCGACGGTGTCGACCTGGTTGCGCTCGACCAGGTAGGCGACGCTGTAGTCGTAGACCTCGCCGCTCGTCGGGGTGCGGTGGACAAAGACCCGCTCGCTGCGCGAGGTGATGACGGCCGCGGTCGTCTCCACGCCGGTCGAGAGCGCGGTCATCCGCAGCACGTAGCCCTGGAACTCGGCGACCGGCGCCTGGGCCAGAGTCGGCTCGGACCAGCTCACCGTGATCTGGCTCCAGGTGGAGGGAGCTTGGGCCGGCTCGAACGGTCCCGGCGTCCGCTCGACGGTGAGTGTGGCGAGCGCGGTCGGCGGGGTGTAGGAGATCGTGAAGAGGCGGGTCGCCCGGCCGACCAGGTTGGTCGTGTCGGTGACCTCGACCTCGTAGCGGTACGTGATCAGGTTGCGCAGGATGCCGGCCGGGACGGCGTAGCCGCCGACCGTGCCGCTGGCGTTCTGGTTCCACTCGTGGACGAGCGCCCCGGTGGCGTCGTTCCAGATCCGGATGCGGAAGCGGAGCATCGAGCGGTTGACCGAGAAGGCGATCCCTGGCGTGCCGGAGTTGAGGGTGGCGTTCGCGGCCGGCGCCGTGATCGTGACGATCGGCGGCTGGGCGTAGGTGAACGCCTGCCAGAGCGACCACTCCCCTTCCCGGCCCCAGGGGTCGATGCCCCGCGCCCGCCACTCGTAGCCCTGGTAGCTCGGCAGCTCGGCCGCCGCGAGCTGGGCGTAGTGGCGCCCGCCCGCGTAGGAGCGGCGGGCCTCCGGTACGACGACGCCGGCGCCCGAGGAGCCGGCCGGCCGGACCGCGAACTCGGCGGTCAGGACGGCGCTGTCGTCGTTTTGGTCGGTGATCACGGCCGAGAGCTGGGGCGGCTCGGAAACGGCGCCGCTGGCCGGCTCTAGGCCGGAGGGGACGCCCGGCGCCGGGTTGATCACGAAGGGCGGGGTGGCGACCCACTGGCTCCAGCCGCCCGAGCTGTCCCGAAACTGCGCCTCGATCGTGTAGCGCTGCCCGCCCGTGAAGGCGGCCCAGGTGGCGAAGGCGCCGCTGCCCGCGGTGATCGAGAACTCGGTCGAGCCGCCGCTCGCCAGGGAGAGCGGGATCTCGATCTCGGGCCGGGTGACGGTGCCGCCGCCCGACTTGCCCCGCAGCTTGGCGGTGGTGGCGGCGAACCCGCTGGAGTGTGCCCAGCCGGCCGTCAGGGCCAGCTCATTGCCGGCCGCGCCGGTGCGGTTGGTCAGGTCGTAGCCGTTCTGGACCCCGACCAGGTGGCTCGGCTTGATCGCCGGGCTGACCGCGCCCCCGGTGTTGACGGTGAAGGTCCACTCCGCCTGCGGGCTGGGGACATCGAACTGGTCGTAGACGGTGCAGCGGGCGACGTAGGAACCGGCTGTCAGGGTGCTCGGCGCCCAGGTGACCCGCCGCGCCGTCTGCTGCGCCCCGGAGGCGGCCAGCAGCCCGCTGTCACGCAGCCGGCTCGTCTTGGCGGCGTTCCAGACCTCGAAGCGGTACGACTTCACCTTGTCGGCGGTGCCGAGGGCGAAGCCGGGCAGGGTCTCGTCGTCGTCCCGGAAGTCGGCGCCGAGGGTCGGCGAGGTGACGACATTGGCGCCCGGCTGCGGACTCAGGCCGCTCGGTTTCTTGGGCGCCCGGTTGTTCTGGATCTCGGCCCAGGTCGAGAGCCGCCCCTCCGGCCGCACGTCGGTCGCCCCGAACGGGGTCGGGAAGCTCGCTATGGCCCGGTCGTGCATCAGGGTGCCGGAGTGGTCCATGCCGTGGGCCAGCGCCCCGGAGACGCAGCGGATCGGCAGGGCGTAATCCCGGCCGGTCCGGACCATGATCGGCGCGGTCGGCTTGACCGTCTGGTTGACCCCGTTGCCGCCCCAGGTGAGCAGGGCGGAGATCGAGCCGTTCTCAGAGAGGCCGGCCCGGGTGGTGATCGTGCTGCCCGGCGCCTCGTAGAGCGCCTGCTGGTAGGTGACGGTGCCGCCATCCTGGCTTCCGACGCGGGCGCCGAAGCGGTAGAGCCAGCCGTTGGCCGAGACCCGGCCGGCGATCGTGCCCCGAATCCAGCCGGCGGCGAGGTGGCCGACCCCGATGTCGTTGCCGCTCGGCTTACGGCCAAAGGTCGGCATGCTAAACCCCCAATCCATTCACGCCGTTGTAGGCATCGACCAGGAGCGAGACGACGCGGCTGGCGAACTGCTCGCCATCCTCGCCCGGCGCCTGGGTGACATTGATCTCGATCTGCTGGGTACCGATGGTCGGTCCCGCCCCCGGTCCGCTCGCTCCCAGCCCCGCCGTCATCCAGCGCTGGCGGGCGAGCTGGTCCTCGATGTAGCGGCCGAAGCCGGGGTCGAGCGCGGCCGGGTTGAAGGCCGGGATGGCGGCGTCGATCACCGCCTCGGCCGCCCGGCGAATGTCGCGCAGCCTGGAGAGCATGCCGACTGCCGGCCCCTCGCCGAGCATCTGGCCGATCCAGGTGGTCAGCTTCGACGGCGAGGCGATCTGGGCCTTGGCCCGCATCGCCCGGTCGACCTCGTCGATCAGGGCGTTCGCCGCCGAGCGGACCCCGCCGAGCGAGGCGTTCAGCCCTGCGGCCACGCCGTCGCCGGCCGCCGCGCCGACGCTGTAGCCGGCCGAGCGCATCCGCCCCGCCGCGTTCTGGACGATGCCGACGATCTCGTTCATGGCGGTCGACATCGCGGTGCGGGCCTGGTTGGCGCCGTTGCGGAGCTGGCTGGCGAGATCGCTGCCGGCCCGGGACGCCTCCCGGCTGACGTTGCTCGCCATCGTCCGGGCCGCCGACTCGATGCCGCGGAAGGCCGACTGGACATCGGTCCGGGCGGTGTTGGCCCGCTGGCGGAGGTTGGTCGCCGCGGTGGTCATCTCCCGCGTCGCGTTGGTCTGGAGCTTCCGCATCTCGGTCGTGACGTTGGTGGCGAAGGTGCGGAAGCCGGTCGTGATCCGGGTCAGCTCCGGCCCGATCGCGCTCTGGAGCTTGGTGGCCGTCCCGGTCGCCAGGGTCGTCATGTCGATGGCGGCGCTGGCGAAGGCCTGCGCCCGGTCGAGCCAGGCGACCAGCGCCCCGGACAGCGACTCGCCCGAGAGCGTGCCGAACCCGGCGTTCGCCGCGGTGTCGGTGGCGACCGCCAGGGCGGTGCCGAGCGGGACGAGCAGGGAGGCGGTCAGGGCGACGGCGCGGACCACCCAGGCCAGAATGCCGGTGCTCAGGCTCTCGCCCGAGAGGGTGCCGAGCCCGGCTCCGACCGCGGTGTCGAGGGCGATGGCGAGCGAGGTGCCGAGCACGGTCAGCCCGGTCACGACCAGCGTCACGCCGCGGGCCAGCCACCCCTTGATGCCGCCGCTCAGCGACTCGCCCGAGAGCGTCCCGAAGCCGGCGCCGGCCGCGGTGTCGAACCCGCGGGCCAGGGCCAGGCCGTGGCCCGTCATCTCGGCGACGGCCAGGCCGACCGCCCGGGTCATCCAGCCCTTGATGGCGCCGCTGATCGAGTCGCCGCTCATCCCGGCGAAGGCGCCGAGCAGCGCGGTGTCGAGGGAGCGCGGGATCGTCATCAGCGAGTCGCTGGTGATCCCCTCCCCGATTTTGGCGAGGCCCCGCGCGACCCAGGCTTTCGCGGCCGAGCCGATCGAGTCGCCGCTCATGCCGTCGAGCGCCCCGACCAGCTTGGCGTTCAGCTCGGTGACCGCGCCGGTGGCGTCGAAGCCGGCGAACGCCTCGGCGATCCGGGCGATCCCGGTCTCGATGGCAGTGGCGACCTCGTTGAGCCGGGTCTCCAGCGAGACGGCCGGAGAGCCCTCGCTGCCGCCGCCGCCGAACAGCCAGTCCAGCCCGCCGTCGATCGCGTTGGCGACCGAGCCGGTGACCGTGACCACCAGGTCGACGGTCGACTCGACCACCTTTTTCGTCCCGCCCCAGGCGTCGTCGACCAGATCCTTCGCCACCCCGCCGACCGAGCCGACGAGCGAGGTGACGCTATCCCAGGCCGAATCGAGGTTGTCGGTGATGTCGTCCTTGAACTCGGCCGCCAGGGTGAGCGCGGCCGTGGCGGTTTTCTCGACGGTCTGCCCGAGATCGCTCGCGCTCTTGATCCCGAAGAAGTCGGAGATCCAGTGGGCCGCCTTGTTGACCAGATCGCCGACCGACGACCACCCCTCGCCGAGGTAGCTCGCCACCGACCCGAGGATCTTGGTCGTGAAGGAGAAGATCGCCGCCGCGCTCTTGACCACCGTCTCGCCCACCTCGCCGGCGTCGGTGATGCCGAAGAAGTCGGCCAGCCAGCTCACAACCGAGCCGATCAGGCCGGTGATCGACGACCAGGCGTCGCTGAGGTAGCTGATCAGGCTCCCCATCAAGCGGAAGGAGAGGCTGAAGCCGCTGCTGGCGCTCTTGATCGCGCTGGCCGCCACCTCGCCGGCATCGCCGATCCCGAAGAAGCCGGTCACCCAGGAGGCGACCGAGCTGATCAGGCTGCCGACCGACGACCAGGCGTCCGACAGGGTGGAGAGGATGCTCCCCGCCAGCGAGAAGGAGAGATCGAAGCCGCCACTCGCCGCCTTGGTCGCGGCCTCGGCCGCCTCGCCCGCGTCGGAGATCCCGAAGAAGCCGGTGATCCAGGACGCGGCCGAGCCGATCAGGCTCGTCACCGACGACCAGGCGTCGGACAGCGTGGAGAGGAACTGGCCGGCCAGGTTGAAAGCGAGATCGAAGCCGGCGCTGGCCGCCTTGGCGGCGACCTCGCCCGCCTCGCCGGCGTCGGAGATGCCGAAGAAGTCCCCGAGCCAGGAGAACACCGACGAGATCAGGCTCTTGGCCGACGACCAGGCGTCGGAGAGGGTGCTCGCCACCTTGCCGGCGACGTTCATCGTCAGGTCGAAGGCGCCCGACAGCAGCTCCCCGGCCGCGCCGAGCGGGCCTTCCAGCCAGGGGAGCTTGTCGATCAGCCAGTCCTTGGCCGAGGCGAAGCCGGAGAGCACCGTCTCGGCCAGGGTGTCGAGGACCGAGAGCGCCAGGTCGATGACGCCGGAGACGGCGCCGGCGCCCCAGCCGGCCAACGCCTTCAGGCCGCCCCAGACATCGCCGGCGATGTCGACGATCCAGCCGGCGATGGCCGGGACGCCGGTCTCCAGCACCCAATCGAGCGCGGCCGACAGGCCGGAGATGGCCCGCTCCAGAGCGCTGCGGAGGGTATCCCTGACCCCGCCCCAATCAATGTCGCCGATCGAGTCGGTGATCCAGTCCCACAGCCCGCTCGCGGCGTCGCCGATCGCCGAGCCGACCTCCCGCAGTTCGACGATGGCCGACTTCAGACCGTCGAGCAGGAAGCGCCCGACCGCGCCCCAATCGATCGCCTGGAAGGCGTCGACGAGCAGCCGGCCGATCGCCTTGGCCCCCTCCCAGATTAGCGGGCCGAGCGAGAGGAGGTAGTCGGCGAAGTGACGCAGCAGCCGCTTGCCGACCTCCAGGGCGCCCTTGATGTCGCCCTGAAAGACCTCCTGGATCAGGCGGCCGAAGTCGACCCAGACCTTGCCGAGGTTGGAGAGCACCTTGTCGAGCGGTTTGAAGCCGGTTTTGATGGACTTCAGGAACTGGCCGATGAACTTGGCCGGGGCGCCGAGCAGGTCGCCGAGCCCGGCGATGAACTTTTGGAACTTCTTCAGCGCCTTCGACCAGTTGCCGTCGAGCAGGGCGCCGGCCATCTCCCGGAAGCCGGCGATGATCTTGCGCACCGCGGCCACCGTCCGGTCGATCCCGGCCCCGATGGCGGTGAACATCTCGACGACCGGCAGCCCGGTCAGGTGCTCGATCACCGCGCCGAGCGCCCGGTAGCGGGCGGCCATCCCCGGCAGCCCGCCGAGCTTCGCCATCCCCTCCATGAACTGGAACAGCTCGATCAGCTCGCGGATCTTGCCGGCGAAGGCGGAGACCTTGGCGCCGAAGTCGGTGAACCCGGCCAGGTTAAGGGCGTAGCCGATCGCCACCAGCCCGGCCGTGAGAGCGTCGGTGTTCTGCCGGAAGGTCCGGAACCCCTCGACCACGTTCGTCACGAAGTCGCGGATGAAGCCGGCGACCTTGCGCACCGCGTCGCCGAAGCCGAGGAAGTTGGTCTTGTAGGCCAGCATCAGGGCGGCGGCGACCGCCATCACGGCGAAGAGGACCGGGTGGGCGGCGATCAGCCCGCGCAGGGCGACGCTGAGGCCCCGCAGGGAGCCGCTGAGCCCCTTGCTGCCGAGCGAGGTGGCCTGGAACGCGACCCGCAGCGCCTTGTACGCCTTGATCGTGTCGTTGATGCGGGGGAGCATCAGTAGGAAGCCGCCCGCGCCGAGCGAGAGGACGCCGACCAGGCCGATCAGGCCGGCGATCACCGCCTGGAGACCGGGCGGCAGGCCGATGATGGCCGAGAGGACGCCGTCGAGCGCCTGCACGACCGCCCGGAAGGCGGGCAGGAACGCCTTCATGGCGGTATAGGAGAGGGTTTCCAGCCCGCCTTTGAGCTGTTCGAGATCGCCCTTCAGGTTGTCCATCTTGGCGGACGCGTTCTCGGCGGCGGTGGTGCCCGACTCGACCCCCTCCTCGTAGTCCTCCCACGCCTTGCCGGCCTCGCGGGCCTCCTCGGTCTGGGTCTGGAGCAGCGCGTTCATGGCGCGGCCGCCCTGCTCGCCGAAGATCTGGTTGATGTAGCGCTGGCGCTCCGACTCGGTCAGATCCTTGGTGGCTTCGTGGACATTGGAGATGATCTCGGGCAGCGACTTCATCTGCCCGGTCTGGGAGTCGATCAGCTCGAAGGTGCCGCCCATGCTCAACCCGAGCTGGTCCATCACCCTGGATGCCTTCTGGCTCGGGTTGATGATGCTGGTCAGCATCTGGTTGAGGCTCGTGCCGGCCCGGGAGCCACGGACGCCCTGGTCGTTGAGAGCAGCCAGCGCGGCGGTCGTGTGGGGCAGGGAGATCCCGAGCTGGTTGGCGGTGGTGCCGACGAAGCCGAGCCCGGCCGCCAGGTCGCCGATGTCGGCGGTCGAGACGGCGGCGCCGCGGGCCAGGGTGTCGGTGACCATCACCGCCTGGTCGGCCGAGAGGCCGTACTGGTTCATGGCGGCGGTCAGGTGGTTGGCGGCGGTGGTGAGATCCATCTCGCCGGCCACGGCCAAGTTGACCACCGCGTCGGCGGCGCCGTTGAGGATCGTCTCGACCGGCATGCCGGCCTTGCCGAGTTCGGTGATGGCGAGCGCGGCCTCGGTGGCCGAGAAGGAGGTGTCCTTACCGAGCTGGAGCGCCTTCTGCTGGAGCTTGTCGAGTTCGGCCCCGGTGGCGCCGGTGCCGGCCTGCATGATCGAGAAGGCTTCCTCGACGTTGGCGGCGTTCCAGACGCCGGCGCCGAAGAGGCCGGAGAGAATCGTGCCGAGGCCGGTCAGCCCCAGGCCGACCGTGCGGATCGACTGCTCGTGCTGGTCGATGAAGGCGCTGGCCCCGCCGAAGCCGCTGCCGACTTGGCCGGTGAAGTTACGAAGGTCGCCAGCGAGGGCCTTGACGTTCTGCCGGGCCTGGGCCACCTCCAGGTGGATGCTGCCCGACGCCGAGCCGAGGTTGGCACTCATCGCTGACGACCTCCTTCAGCGTGTCGCGTAGCGCGTTGGCGCTAGGGGTCTCCGTCGAGACGGAGGAAGTCGGCCAGGGCGGCGGGATCGCGCCGGAGCTGGTCGACCTTCTGATCGATCGCCTTGGTCGTCTTGGTCCGCCCTCCGGGCGGTACGGCCCGCTTGCGGCTGGGCTTGGCTGTGGCCGGCGCCGGGTCATCGTGGAGACCAAGCGCGGCGCGGAGCTGCGGGTACTTGGGAACGTGCTTGACCGGTTTCGGTTTCTGGTTGCGGGGGAGCGGCACCTCGCGGGTTTCCTTCAGCCGCCGCTCAACCCAGGCGCCGAAGCCGGCGACGGCCAGGTCGAAGTCGAGGCAGACCGCCGCCGCGGCCTCCTCATCCAGCCCCTCCCGTTGCAGCCGGCGATTGAGCCGGAGCACCGTGCTCGGGCTGACCAGCCCCGGATACCGCCGAATCAGCCGGTCCAGCTCCCACAGGAGGTAGCGGTCGGCCGTCAGGAAAGGGGGTGACCGTCGCGCTGGCCCCCTTCTGCCGGGCCGAGCAGTAGTTGAAGAAGGCCATCCGGTCGGCGAACTCGATGTCGGCGACCCAGGCGCCGCCCTGCTCGTCGGCCTCCTCCTCGGTGGCGTAGCAGCGGGGCTCGACGAAGCCGATCACGCAGTAGGCGTCGACGACCGAGGCGATGGCGCCGAAGGCGTCCGCGAGCTGATCGCTCGACATGCCGTCGACGAGATCGCCGAAGCCGCTGCCCTGCCCGTTCCCCTCCAGGGTCTCCACCTGCTCGATCATCTGGAACACCTCGCGGCGCATGTCGGCCGGCAGGGTCGCCAGGGAGGAGGCGTCGAGGAGGTTCGGGAGGCGGGCGCGGACGACCGAGGGATTGCCGTCGTCGTCGAGAGTGGTCTCCAGGGTGAAGTCGAAGCCGGCCTCGCGGGTCTGGCGGCGGCGGCGGAGCGCGGCGGGGTCGAGCCGCTTGGGACCGCGGGGGGCCGGGGAGACCGGCGCCTTGGGGGCCACCGGGGAGACCGGCTCGGGGCCGAGGTAGGGGGCGTGGACCGCCTGCTCGGCCTCCTGGGCTTCGCGGGCCTGCTGCTCGGCCCAGCGCTGGGCCTTGTACGCCTGATACTGCGACTGCGACATGAGTGATTCCTCCGCACTTGTCCTGCTGAGGGCCGCGCCCAAACGCGCTTTCCCGTGCTGGTTACTTGCTCGCGTGCTGGTTCTCGCTGGTTCAGGGGGCCGTGAGAGCCACGAATCGTGGCCCTCCGGCTACCTCTAGGTCGAACTAGGCTGCCGGGGGCAGCGCGACCTCCTCTTCGTACTGCTCGCGGATGAGCAGGAAGCCACCCGAGTTCAGGCCCTCGAAGTCGAGGGTCGGGGTGTTCCAGGCGTTGACCTCCATCGTCTCGTCGAGACCGGTGGTGGTGAGCGCCTTCAGGATGGTGGCGCGGTAGGCGCTCCCCTCCACGTCGACACCCGGGGCCTGACCGCAGATGCGGTAGAAGCTGGTGCCGATGCCGGCCGACTCCTTCAGGCGGGTGACCGAGTTCTCGCCCACGTCCTCGGTCTCGACCTGCCCGCCGAGGAGCACGGCCAGGGCAGCCAGGTTGATCTGGCCGATCTCGATCGAGCCGGTGAGCGACTTCGGATTGCGGACCTTGGCGATGATGCTGTTGTCGCCCTCCAGCTCGTCGGAGTCCGAGGAGACGTTGAAGGCGAGCGAGCGGGCGCCGGGGCAATCGACCCAGGAGCCGACCACATCGGCGCCGGTCAGCGGCGCCACCTGGAGGTCGCCCAGACCTCGTGCGATCTCTGCCTGTCCCATGACTGCGCTCCTTTCGGGCGGATCACACGCCCTCGTGCGCCGGTAACTCCGGCTGGATTCGTTCGTACTCGGTCCTGACCAGACGCCCGGTCAGCGAGTCCGCGATGTGGAAGGTCTTGTGCCCCTCGCGCCGGCATTTCTTCTGCGTGCAGCGCCAGCGGAGGTAACGCCGGTTGATGACGGTGTGGGTGTGCCGGTGCCCGGGGCAGCCGACGACCACTTCCTGGCGGGCGGTGGGCGGCATCTGATCGAAGTGCTCGCTCACCATCCCATCGACCTCCGGAAGCCGCCGAAGTCGGTGAAGGTCTGCTCGTTGACGACTGAGATCCGACCGTTCGGGAGATGGAGGAAACTCTGCTGCTCGCCGTCCCGCTCGTTGTGGATCACGAACTCGTGCCCGGCGTCGGACGCCTTGATCGCGTCGGCGGCCCTGAATGGAACCGCCTGGATGAAGCTGCCCCGCTGCCCCGGCCGGCGTCGCTGGTCGGGACCGAAGCGGACCAGCTCGACCGTCAGGGTCGGCACCTGGCCGTAGCCGTTGCCGCGCCGGATCGTCCGGGTGTGGCGGTGGGTGCGGGCGATCCGGACCTCCATCAGGCGCCGGATCACCGCCTCCTGCTCGGGGCTGTAGCGGCCGAGCAGCAGGTTGAGGCGGACGACCGGCGAATCGAGCGGACTAGCCTCGCCGACCCACTCGACCCAGACGTGTCCGGAGGGCGGCAGCGGGAGATCCCGCTCGGCGTTGATCAGCGAGCCGTTGCTCGGGCGGTCCTGCCACTTCGTCGTGGTCACGGTGCGCTGCCCTCCTCGTTGTCCTCGCCGTCCTCGTCGTCCTCGCCGTCCTCGCCGTCCCGGTCTGTATCCTGTTCACTCTCATTTGGTAGCTCATTGGCTACCAGAGGAGCGGTCGGGAAGAGGGGCGGATTGCCGCGGGGATCGAAGGTGTAGCCGGCCGGCACGGTCAGCCCATGTTGGGTGATCGCCCAGGTCAGCTCCTTGATCCGCCGGACCGACATCGGTCGCTTTGGCTTCGCCTGGCTCGCAGCGCTGCTCATCCCGCAAACCTCCACACGCCATCGGCCTGGACTCGGATCATGTCTACCACGGCCGGGGGCAGGTCGGGGTCGTCGTCTGGCATCATCCGCGCCACGACGGTCAGGGTCGCCGCGGTTCCGCCCGGCGCGGAGACCCGGCCGCTCGCCCGGATGATCTCGATGATCCGCAGCGCCGCCTCCTCCAGCTTCTGCTTCTCCGACTCGTGCGGCAGGCAGCGGAGCCAGATCTCGGGGAAGGCGTAGAAAGCGCCATGGGGACCGAGCGGGTTTTCCACGGCCCCGGTGCCGGGCAGCACCGCGACGCAGCGCTTGATCCGCCCGGCGTGATCGAACGCCTCGGGGGTCGAGCCCGGCGTCGGCGATTCGGGCGGGCCGTCGTTCTTGCGGATGCGGCGGGTCCAGACCCCGCCCGGCAGCAGCGCCATCAGCGCCGCGTCCGAGCGCAGCCGGTCCGCGATCTGGTTCTGGAAGGTCGGGATGCTCATCGGGTGGTCCTTCGGATTAGCCCTGGAGGGCGCTCAGCAGCGCCCGGGCGATCAGCGGGTAGCCATAGGTCATCGTCTGCGGGATCACGCCCCAGCGGCCGGCCCAGCGGTATTCGAGGTAGACGCCGTGGGGAGCGCCGTGGGCCAGGGTCAGACTGAAGGAGCTGCCGACCTCGACCCGGAAGTGCAGCTCGCGCTCGGCCTGCCCGCTCCGGTTGGTCCAGGGGTGATTCCCCCGGGCGTAGTCGACCATCATCTGGCCCACCCGCTCCAGCTCCTCGGCCAGCCGCTCCTCGACCCGCAGCCACCAGTCGTCGGTCTGGTCGGCCAGTTGCTCCGGGCTGGACGACCAGTCGATCCGGACCTTGCCGCTCGCCATCAGGCCGGGTCGCCCAAGGTGTAGCGGAAGGCGATCTCCTGGCGGGAGCCGACCACCGGCAGCAGCCGGGTCAGGTAGGCCCCGGTCGCCCAAGGGATGCCGAGCACCGCGTCGCCCGGCGCCAGCGTGACGGCCGGCACCGGGTCGAAGATCAGGGTGGCCGAGACGGCGGCGCCGCTGGCGCCCCGCCCCGCGCTCCCCACGCCCGGCCGGCCGGTGATGACCCAGGCGGTCTGGGTGTGGATGGCGGCGTACTCGCCGGCCGCGTCGTCCCAGCGCTCGATCGTGACCAGGTGGGTCTCGACGGCGTTCGCCTCGATCGTCGCCGTGCCGGAGAGCGCCGGGGCGAGCGAGTGCATGTCGACCGCGCTGACGGTGAGGATCTGGACCGGCTCGATGCCGGTCCCCTGCGGCGCGGTCACGGTTAGCCGGTCGCCCGAGCGGAGCGGGATGTCGTGCGGCAGGGTGATCTCGCGGTGGTGGGCGTCGTTGGCGGTCGCCGCGGTCGGGTCGATCCGGCCGGAGTCGGCGCGGCGGGTCTCGACGATGATCGGCACCGCGACCGCGATCGTCTCCCAGCTCTCGCCGGTCGGCAGTCCTTCCTCGCCGACGATCGGCTGCTTGCGGGCGATGGTGGCCCGCGCTCCGGCCCGGATCATGTAGTCGAGCAGGCGGCGGCGGGCCGCCTCCAGGCCAATGCTCATCGCCCTCGTCCTCCCGGCGCCACGCCGAACAGGGTCATGCCCCGGCGCCGCAGCAGGGGCGTCAGGACGTCGTCGGCCTGGAGGCGGAGCTGGGCCGCCCAGGCGGCGATGTCGGGCGCGGTGCGACGGACGGTGTACTGCTGCGAGAACTGCTCGCTGGAGGTGGTCAGCGCCTCGCGCACCGCGCCGGTCTCCAGGGCGGCGGCGGCGGTGCGGTAGGCGACCGCGGTCCGGATGATCGCCTGCTCGGCCAGCGGGCGGGTGGCGTAGCCCGGCTCGCCGATCTGGAGGAGAACGTGCTGCTCGGCCGCCCCGCCCAGGAGGGGATCGGCCAGCGCCGTGTCGGGCAGCACCTCGGCCGAGACCCCGATCAGGGTGCGGATCGAGGTCATCAGCTCGGGATCGAGCACCATCAATCTCCCTCCTTGCTGACGCCTTCCGCCGCCTTGTAGATGGCGGTGGCGTGGTCGGCTGGGACGAAGATGGGCCGGGTGCGGCGGAGGACGAGATTCGGCAGCGCCATCGGTCAGCTCGGCTCGACGATCGAGAGAGTGCGGCCGATGGCGCGGAGCAGCTTCGGTGTCCGGGAGGCGATCCCGAACTGACCGCCCTGGATGAACACTTCGCCGCCCGGATGGTTGTCGTGCTGCTCGAAGAAGGCGCAGCGGTCGGCCGGTCCCAGCCCGTAGACGACGATGCAGCCCTCCGGGATCGCCGCCAGTTCGTCCGGCGTGCCTGCCACGAGGCCCTGGACGGCCGCGGGAGCGCGAGACGAGACTTCCCCTCCTCCCCCTCCCCTATCGGGATTGCCCGAATCCTCGCTCTGCAGCCCGTTCTGGGCTTCAGGCGCCGCCCCGTCTCCGGCCTCGTCCTCGTCGGCCGGGGCGATCTCGGCGACGTAGGCGGAGATCAGGGAGCGCAACTCCTTGATGGTCGGGATCGCGCCGGCCCCCTCGATCCCCAGCTCGGCGGCCCTGGCCTCCAGCTCTTCGCGGGTCATCTTGCTGATCGAGGTGCTCGTGGGCTCGCTCATAGTGGTCCTCCGTGATGACGATGAGGGCGCCGCTCGTGCTGTGTAGCCGAACGGCGCCCTCCCGTGGTGCGTGCTGCGTTCCGGGCCTTGCGTCCGCCCCGCGCTGATTTAGCTCGCGAGATCGAGAATCTTGGCCGCCTTGCTGTCGATGACCGCGTAGCCCTCAACCTCGGTGAACACCAAATCCTGGGTTTGGTTGGTGATCCAGCGCATCGACTCCTGGACAGTGCCGCCGATCTCGCTGACCTGCTCGATGGCATAGCGGGCGTCGATGCCGATGACCTTGGCGGCCGGGGCATCGTCGGTAATGCCGTAGCGCACGTTGTCACCGAGTGCCGGGTTGATCGGGGTGAAGCCGCCGAAGTGCGCCGCGCCGGCCAGGGTCAGCACCGGCACGTTGGCGCTTCCGGTGGTCAGGAGGAGCTGCTGGAGCACCGCATCCTCGCGCGCCAGCTCGTGCGTCAGCGCATAGGGATTGCGGAACTTCATCTTAAAGGCGAGCCAGCCCTTGAGGGTCAGCACGCCGAGCGTCGCATTGCCGTCGACGTCGGAGAGCTTGATGACCTGAGCGGCGGTGCCAGCGTTGCCATCGCCGTTCACGATCACGTCGAGCACGGTCTTGACCTTGTCGACCTCGGCCTGGATCGCCATGCGGGCGATGTAGAAGGCGACCGTGTCGATCGGCACGCGGCGCAGCGCCTCGTAGCTGATCTTGAGCTTGCGGCCATACTTGTAGAGGTCGATCGGCCGCTCGCCCTCGGTCAGCGTGGCGCCCGGGATTTCCGCAGCCTCGCCAACCCGGACCATCCGGTACTCCTTCTCGTCGTCGTTGAGGTAGAGCGCCCGGTAAACGTTCGAGTCAATCTGGGTGTGGAGGGCGATCAGCTCCGCCAGCGGAATCGCCGGCGACATCTGCGCGTAGCGGGCCTGCGCGGCGTCGACGTAGGGCCGCATGATCGTCCCGACCGCGGAGCTGTCCGAGCTGAACATGCTCCGCGTCATGCCGGCGACCTTGCGGTACTGGCGGGCCATCCACTCGATCTGGAGGGCGCGCCCGGCCTCACCGGCTTCCTCGAACTTCTCGAAGCGATCGGCGTAGAAGCCGCGCTCCCGGTTGGTGGTTGTCGTGATGCCGGCGATAGCGAGCTGGCGCTCGAAGGCGTCGAGTCCGTCGGTGTACTCAGCGCTCGGATCCTGCTCCTCCAGCCAGCGGGAGAGGTTCATGCCGGCCCGGTAGGCCCGCTCCATGCTTTCGAGGCTGAGCCGCTTCCCCAGCTCCTGTGCCCGGTCCCGCGTCGTGATCATTCCTTGTTGCTCCCTCTGATCGAAAAGGTGGTTAAGCGGCTACTCAAAAGGCGGCTTACTGAAAAACGACGACGCGCCCGCCCTCGGACGAGCCGGTGATACCCCGGCCCACCTCGGACGCATCCGGGTCAGCATCCCGCACCTTGCCGGCGCCGTCTCCGACCACCCCGGCATCCGCGCTGGCGGCGCCGGCGTAGAGCACGGAACCGAGCCAGGCCACGACGACCGAGCCGTCCGCCTCCACCCGCTCCAGTGAGCCGAACGGTGTGTCGCCATCCGCACAGAGGCCAACGGTCTTGCTGGCGGTGAACTTGACCGGCGCATGCCGGTACTTGGTGCCATAGGGCTGGTCCCGCTCGAAGGGGATCGTCTCGTCACCGGCCATCGTGGCTCGCCTGACGAACAGCTCCTCGAATTCATGCACCATCCGTGGATTCGCCATCGCTTCTTCCTCCCATCCAATACGCGGTTCCGTCTGAGCGCCTGTGATGCCCTGCTCCACCTGCGCGATAACTGACTGGGTCAGCCGCGGTGGCGGTCCGGATCGACCGTCCGCTCGGACGGCGCCTCCTCCGCGTCGCGCGTGATGCGATGCCCGGCCAAGAGTGCGTCTCCCTGGCGGGAGAAGTCCTCCAGGATGGTGCGAATGCCGGCGATGTCCAACCGGTCGAGAATGCCGCGGTAGACCTCCTCGCGGAAACCGGTGCCGTGAGCACGAACGCCGGCGGCGATGGCGTCGTCGATGAGCTGCGCCCGGTACGCCACACCGTCATCTGCCAGCGGCCGCAGCCGCTCGATTTCGGCCTGATCCTTGGTCCGCGCGGCCCGCTCCTCGGCGAGATCCGTGGTCAGCGCTGCCCGCTCGGCGACAATCTGCTCGGCCGCATCGATGAGGGCCGTGACGCGGGCACCCAGCGGCTGATCCACCCCGGGGACGGTGATGTCGAGATCAGCGACGCGGCTGAGGGCCTCTTCGATCGCCTGCCGAGTGCCATCCGTCAGCTGTTCAATCTGCTCCTTGCTCACCCGTTGCTCCAATCCTTGCCCGTCCTTGTGGCGGGTATCCGTGTAGGCGACCTGTCCAGGCGCCCACAGCCGCGGTGGCTCCGCGACCCGAACGCCGTGCCGCCGCTCGATGAAGGCTCGTTCGCCTTCGGAGAGCCGGCCGGCCTCGTTCATCTGCTCTGCCTTGATCACGGCGGCGGCGGGTGATGCGCCCTTGTAGACTTGGGAGAGCTCGACCAGCTCGCCGTCGTTGATCCAGGCGAAGGCCCGCAGTTCCTTGTCCTCGACTGTGTAGGTGTGACCCGGAATGTGGCGGCACCCGTCGTCCTTCCACCACTCAAACGACTGCTGCCCGCAGATCGAGCACTCGATGTCGGAGGCGTAGAAGCCAACCGAGACATCGCGCCAGATGCCGGCCCGCACCGCGTCGATAAAGCTGTCGGTCGTTTGGCCGGAGAGCTCAAGACCCGGGAGGGTGAACAACTCCGCCCAGACCTCGGTGATCTGGTCGCCGGTGTCGGGATCGGTGTCATCCGTCTCCCGTGTGTAGCCAGTCAGGCTCTGGCCCCAGCCGTTCTTCCGGGTGTGGTGCGAGTCCTGGTAGGAGACGCCCTCGGCCAGCGCGCGGGCAAAGTTGGCGAGCGTCGTCTGCGGGCGCATCCGGGTGTCGTAGAAGTCGAGCCGGTTGCTCGATGCCCGCACCTGCCAGAAGAAGGGCGTCACCTGATCGAACACCGAGGGATCGGGTGCCCGCTCTCGGGCGATGGTGAGCAGCCGGTCGGTGGCCAGCTCCGGTCGTGTGGTGATGCGGGCCAGCGTGCCCAGCTTCATGGTGGTCATCTACCGTCCCTTCCTCCGTATCGTCGCTAGTTGTAGATCATTTAGTTGCTATATGGCTACATCCGGGGCACAGATTGTCCCCGACTCGGTGCCGCTACCGTTGGTCATGGTTCAGTGAGATCCGACCCGGCCGATCGATCGTGGCGCTGTGCCGGCGAAGTGAGTGGTCGCCCTCGACGAACGCATCGGCCGCCTGAGGTTCCGGACCGGCGCCTTCCTGCCCCTGACGATCTCCGCGATTGCGCAACAGTGCTGCACCCCTCCGCCAAATGGTCTGACGGCCTTTGCTCCGAGTGCATTGGCCGCAGCCAGCACGAGCGCCTTCACTGGCGAGCTCAATGCTGAGGATCTGGTGACGAGCCTGATGATCGTCTTGGAGCCAGCGACAGTGATCTATAGCGAGTTCTTGAAACCGGGCGGGATCGCGCCAGCGGTGGAGCAGGCCAAGCGGTAGGCAGCTCGCTAAACGACTATTGAAGCGCGGCCCCCGAGTCTACGAGGCCTGCGCGATTCATGTAAGGGTGAGGAGAGCTTCGTCGATCGGCCCCGGGCCCTTGGTGATGATCTGGCTATCGATCATCAAATTGATCGCTTTGTGATACACCTTGCGCCTATGCTCTCCAAAACTCGCATAGCAGAGCCGAAGTACCAACTCTCGGCGCGGGAGGCTCGGATACCTCTCGAGCTCTCCCTTGATGCGACGTACGATCTCATCCTCTGCCTTTGCGTTGGGGTCTGGCGCGGCGAACAGCGACATTTGTGTGGGCATGTCTCGGCGGACACTCGCGATAGTTTGAAAGAGTTCTTCCTCCTCGGCAGCACAAATGTCGTTTAGGGGAACGACTCCATATGGGGCTCTACTGGCAAAGATGAAGTAATACTTAGGTCGGCTATTGTAGGCTTCTCGCACAGGGTAGCTGCAAGCGTACTGAAGGTCGGGGCTTCGTTTCAGCAAGTTGCTGATATACCGGTCAACTACCCACTTCTCCCACTCGTCGGTATTGAGTGAGCGAAAGGCGCCCAACCACTTGGGAGAGAGACTGTCTGGATCTTCATCTAATACTTCAGATACGAGTCGTATCTTTTCACGGGCGTCAGGCGCCATGCTATCTTCGAAGCCGGCCAGGCGTCGAAGACTGCCGACATGCAGAATGAGCATGAATTCAGTATCGGCCCTCTCTCCCAGCGCCCCAATATCGCGTGGAGATATGCCCTCAACTCCGAATGGATCAAGGAAGCAAATGGCCGGACTTTGATGCATGAGCTCAAGGATTTGGGAGATATGCTCCTGGAACCGACCGTGGAACACCCTGTAGAGATCATCATCGAAGGGCTGGAGCGCACGCTTTAGGCGCTCGTAATTAGCCTTGTTCTCTTCCGTATAGATGGCAAAGAACCGGTTCTGAAGCCCCTTCTCTTTCCGCTCCTGCGCGAGCCGAGCTACCAGTACCGGTGAGCCAGCGACCTGGGAGTCCGGATCGGGACCGTACCCTCCACTTCCCGCGAAAGCATCCAAGAACACAATCTCGGGCTGACTTCCTCCTCGAATCCTTAGATAGGCATCAACATACTTCGACAGAATGCGGTGCTTAATCGCCGACCAAGGGCGCCTATACTGAAAGAAGTCCTCCTTTGATGTCGACTCGGTCAGCATCCGCCTTACTCCTCAATCGTGGAGTTGGGTACTCGTCCCAGGTTCTTCCGTCGAGCAAGCGGCCGCCCATCTTTGGGGTCCGGCCGCCCCATTGCTTAAAGAAGAACGCCACGCGCTCCTCTTGGCACCTGTCTCGAAGATCCCTCACCCAGTCCGCGTTACAATCCCGGTGCCCGTGTCCGCTTTCCCCTCCCGCAATTATCCAGTCGATTCCCTCTAAATCGAGGGTGCTAACCGAACCAATAAGCGGCTCAGCACTGATAAAGCGCACGGCGGCCGGAACGCGGCGCAAGAAGTCTGCGCGCCACGCCACCGTATCCGATTCGATCGACACACCCAGCCAGATGTGCTGAGGCCACGGGAGCTTACTTGATAATCGATACATCCTTTGTGGGCGTTTTGTCAATACCTGATACGTATGCCAGTTTGCTCTAACCATTGTATCGAACACTTCCAAAATGAAATCCTCAGGGACTCCGATATGGAACAGGTCCGACATCGAATTCACGAAGATGCGTCGTGGCTTCTTCCAGCGCAGCGGCAATAGAAGTCGTTCCCGCCAGAGGCGCAGATCAAATCCTTGCTCAAAGTGGTGTCCTGGGACTCCGCGGAATCGCTCAGCAAACGTCAGTGCATAGCAGTGGTCGCAGCCAGCTGAGACTTGAGTACAGCCGGTTACTGGATTCCAGGTCGCGTCAGTCCACTCGATTCCTGATTGCAGTGCCATGACCGCCCCTCCCGTTTAATTAGGCGTTGACTACTCCACATTAGCAGAAAGGGCCGTCATAATCCTTCATGACCCTTTAGTCGCGCCTGCGCCGCCGGTGCCATAGCCCGCATCAGCGAGCGCATCGGCCACCGGATGCCAACCGCCTCAAGCCCCTCGTCCCCCTCGTCGAGCCGCTGCACCTGGGCGCCGCAGTAGAGCACCAGTTCCGCGAGATCGGCCTGGGTAGTCCCCGAGACGTGCGTCGCCTCGCCATGGTCCCAGGCTTGAAGCGCTTCCTCGGCGAGCTCCCGGTAGGCGATCCACTCCTCGCGGGTCAAGCCACCTACCTCTTTAGAGCCACCAACGGTCATGGGATCCTCCTTCGCCAACAAATAAGAACTATTGTTCTATATCATACCCGCATGCTGGATCGCCACTAGTGACTGTTTAGTCACATAGCGACGACAGGCTGACACCGCTGCGGTTCTGTGTGGCGCTATGTGACCCGAGTGAGCACCGCAACGGCGTAAAACTTGACGTTGTGGCAAAGCTTGTTTCTGGCCGTCACAGGTGCTTCACTAGTGGTGTACGGACAGCGTAGCGGCCCTGGCGCTGCTATTAATCGCACCGGCGCTTAGGCATGGTATCAATAGAGGAGTAAGGATCGTGGAAGGAAGCGTTATGGCGAAGGCCAACACCTAGCACCGGCGTCTCGGGGGCCAGCCCGAGACATGAGCCGGTGCCGTTTTCCGAAACCGCCTGGGGCGGTTGGGGATGGTGCTTTCAGCGTGATCGTACTCCGGTATTGCATGGAATGCAATATTGGTCGCGGCGATCGCTACCCCTCCGCTCCAGGTGGCCAACCTATCTGGAGGGCATCGATGTCGGTAGAATCGTTCCTCGAATGGCTTGGTTCGGCGCTCGTTTCCATCCCGTCGACCCTGTGGGCAGCGTTCACCGAACACGTGATCCGGCTCTGTTTTCCCTACATGCTGCGGCCGTTTTTGAGAGATGGCGATGAAGAACCGCCACCCGAGGTCCCTCGGATCAGGCGGCCCATTCTCCATGAGGGCGCCTCGCTGGTGGGGGCGCAACTGCGTGAGTTGCGGAAGTCCGAAAAGGATGTCTCCTCAGAGATGATCGCAAGCACGCTCGGATGCAGCCGGAGCGTCGTCCTGCGGATCGATCGGGGCGAATGGGCCGGGATTGACGGGCGGCTCATCGATGAATACGCCATGCTCTTCGGCACCACGGTGACCCAACTGCTGCTCAACCGGGCCGCCTGA